TCCACTCGCTTAAGATTCCTCCGTCCCGGAGGTACAGCTTATTAGCTACTACTAACATATGTTTATAATGAATGCGATTCATACGCGATACTAAAGATATCGCATCTTTCTCTTGAAAAACTGTAAAGTTGTTCAGGAAGTAGGGCGATTCTTCCCATCGTCCAAGTTATGCGGAGATTGTCATGTAATATATCGCGAACTGAAATTGTATCAAAGGGAATGGATTTGCCCATCATGCGGTTGTCTGCATGATCGGGACCACAACGCATCGAATAACATCGAAGTCGAAGCGTTGAGGGTGTTTAATTCAGCACAAGGAGTTGCTTGTGCTTAACGGGTGCAGAGTTGACGTAAGACGCTTGGGGCTTGCTCCGGGCGCAGATGACGTTGAAGCGCTTAAAAAGCTGGATGAAGTAGATTTTTCTATGAATTCCACAACTATTATTATAAGTTGGAACAAAAATAACAAAGATAAACTAGCCATATGGATTTTTCAGAAGATTACCGGAAACAGTTTTCATTATTTTATAATAAATATGATGAATATTTGACTCCACTGTTTCAACAGGATGGCGCCAGGGCTTTATATGGTTTACTTGGAAATGATCCGAAAAATGCACAAAAACAAGGATTTATTGAGTGGTGCGGTAGGGGAGCATCCATTTTCCAATCGCAATACATAACAGAAATTAAAGATGGTGGAATAATAGACCGGTTGAAAGATTCGCTTGTTGATTATCCTGGGTTGGAGATGACAATTTCTAGGATTATAAGTCGTCTCGAGTCAGCGGTATCGGAAATAGACGATCCTTCGTATAATAATGCTTTGTTAAAAATGCGGGTATGTTCCCAAGGATCTCCTGAATACAACCAATCGCTAACCGATTTATTTACTGCAGCGGTTGGGGTTTCCAAAAAATCAGATTCGGATCCATATGAGTTCCTGATGAAAAAATATGGAACTGATCTAACGATGGACCATGTCCGTCCCTTATTGAAAGTTGATTCTGTTTTGTCCGCTACGAGAGAAGAATCTGATTTGATGAAACTATTCTATAGTGAATTTCCTGCAGACCAAGATACTATGAGGAAATTTCTTAATGAATGGAAGGTTTCTCTTCGGACATTCCTACCGCTTAAGAAATTCGTTGGTGATATTGATTTTGATTGGGGAGATTCTAATTTTATCAATCCAGCACATCCTCAATTTATTAACATATCGGTTAAATATGTTCCGGGAAATTTTGTCAAAACCTTAATAAGCTTTTCCCATGAATATGCACATGCTTTATATTCGTCCGAACTATTCGACCAAACTCTTCCCGCCTGGCATCCTGTGCAAGATTACTATTCAGTCACTACGCAAGAGGCGACAGCCATGTTCATCGATAGATACATTCTTAGGAATGATGCTATCCCATTGCTAGTAGAGATGATCAATCGATACTTTGGTCCCGATATTAAAGTTGATGAAGAATCTCTTTGGAGAGTTTTTAATAATCCTAATCCCAATGCGTCCCGAGTATTCTGTGATGAAATTTCCTACGTAGGAATATTAAAATCATTGATCCAGATCGAATTTTCCGTATTTCATGGTAATTTGGATCCTAAGGAAATTCCTGAAGTATTAAGTGAGTTAGTGCGTGCCAATATAGGAGAAGTTTCGTATTGGCAGATTCCTGAATCAGACCGTAACAAGTTCCATGAGAAGGTTGTTCATTGGAAAGAAGGCATGTTTGGATATCTACCAAGCTATCTGTTAGGCGACAGCCTGGCGGCTAATATGTACAAACAGTTCCGAGAGAAGGACGGTATATTGATAAATACCTTATTTGATGGTGGACAAATGATTGATCCTGGTGCAATCTATACGTCAACTAATGACAGAAACTTTTTCAATTATGTGCTGGCAAAGAAAAAGAAGATGGAACGCGAGTTCTAGATCGGAAAAAATATCTTTTTCTTATTGATTATATCAATCCTGATGTCTTTGATTATCTTGCGTTCAATAAGCTTTGTGATTGTCTGTGGCGCGGATTTCAAATTTTTGTAGTGGTGAGATATTCCGGCAATTACTTCTTTAGCATTGCATCCAGGATGTTCTTTCACAAACTGTGATATGTTATTTGAAGTTACCTTGAATGGGGTTATTCGATTACCAAACCTGGATCCTGCGATGCACGAATCTGCATATTCATCGTGTAAGAATTTTTCCCATGTGATCTTCCCGATATTTTCGTTTAACTTCGGTTTAATCGATTCTCGGGCAACGTAACCATATACCGGCTTATTATTTATCCATTCTGTATTTCTTACAATCAAATACAACCCAAATCCTAATTTTTCTATAATTCTTCTCTGTTCGTGATTTAACGTTCGTTCGGGAATTGCTATGCTACAGTAATGAGATCTGGTTGTCCAACGCATTACTTGCTCAATCACTCGAAGATTCAAGGTTGTCTTACACTCGATTGAATGGATGTAATCGCCATCCTTGGCGACGATATCACAGCTACTGCTCCAACCTTCAGATACTTCTTGGTAAACCTTCCAGTCCATGGAACGCAACAATTCTACGGTAGCAGTTCCGACTGCAGTTTCTGGAATTTTATTTTTTGCCATTTTTAATTCGTTCCAGCGCGGATTCTATATTCCTAGCATGTTCCATATTGGCAACGTTGGATTTGATAAATTCATCCTTGGCGGATGCTGCCACTTCCTTCCATTTTTCGGTTTTTAGAAGATGTTCGCATGTGCCGGGAATATGCTCGGCTGTCGCCTGTACGATAGATTTTCCCATATAGTTTTTACGAGTAAACTCGGAAACCACACATTTATGATTTTCTACAGCATAGAACATTCTCACTTGTTCTTGAACTGCAATATTGGGTTCATCGGTATGGATATTAAGTATTATTTTGGACCTGGATATGTAAGTATCCAACTCTTCTCCCCATACTCCGAATAGATCAAATATTCTATAAGTTCCCAGTTTCATTTGTAACGCGTGTACTATCTTAGCTCTACGAGGAAACATATAGCCATAAAACAAAATATCAATATCTGGGTTTTCTACGGTCTTAATCGTTTCTAGTGTCTTGGAATATAAAATTGGATGAAACTTTGCATTGACCTGGTAATTTTCTAGCATGAATACAATATTGGATTCATCATAGTCCCATACTTCATCGGCGGCAGCCAGTATCTCCTTGTTCTTCTCATTTACCCACATTGAATGTGGGTGTAATTGTTCTAGTTGATAAATTATTATTTTCTTTCCTGGATAGTTTTTCCTGAAATGACTAATATCCGGAAGAATGTTATATCCTAGAATAAATAAAGAATTGGTATGTAGAATATCATCTTCATATTTATCTTTCAGCATCTGTTCTACATGCGAGAAAACGTTGTTATATTTCCAAATTAGCATGTTAACAACATAAATGAAAAAGGACGCTGATTAGCGTCCTTTTATTAAATTGTGAATAATATTATTAAATCGTATCGATTATCTTCTTGGCGGTATCACGTGCCGAAGTATTTGCTTGGCCAGACAAGATGCTTTCCAAGATGGTATCGAGTTCTGATTCAGAAAGAGCCTTTGGATTCTTTTCTGGAGTAAGTGTTTCGAGCTTTTTAGGTTCGACCACACCAACCTTCTTATCATCAGAGATCACTTCGGTGTTCTTCTGTTCTGCTTCTGGTAGAGCCTTTGGAGTCTTTTCTGGGGTATATGTTTCCATGCCCTTAGGATCGACTACACCAACGTTCTTGTCATCGGAAATTACTTTTGCGTTGTCTTGCTTTCCTTCTTTACCAGGAAGAGCCTTTGGAGTCTTTTCTGGGGTAAGAGTTTCGAGCTTCTTAGGTTCGACCGCACCAACTTTCTTATCGTCTGCGATAACAGGTTCGGAATTTTCAAGGATGGTATCAAGAGTTGCTGAATCTGCGGTCTGGATAGATTCGAGAATGGCGTTCAAGGCAATTTCTTTCTGTTCGGTGGAGACTGCGTCAGCTACGATGGATTCCAACTTAGCAGAAATCTTATCAGCCTTAACGGCCTTACCTGTCAGAGTCTTGAAGAAAGGGAACTTGTTTTCCTTCTTTACTTCTTTCTTGTCCTTCTTGTCTTCGCAGGATTCCTTCTTATCTTCCTTCTTGTCTGCTTTCTTATCTTCCTTCTTATCGGACTTCTTGGAATCCTTATCGGTTTCCTTTTCATCCTTCTCTTCCCCATCTTCCTTCTTCTTGAAGAATGGGAACTTTCCCTTGCCCTTCTTTTTCATGGTGGCTTCTAGAAGCGATTGAACCATATCAATGCGCTTGCGGCGCTTGTCTTCAGCTTCCAACATAGCGGAATCTTTGGATTGTGCGGTTGCGAGAATATCGTTCTTGACGGATTCGAGAAGATCATCAGCTTCGACCTTATCTTCCTTCTTATCTTCGCCTACGATTTCTTCTTTGGCATCCTTGATTACGGAATCCGCATCTGCAGCGGGTTCATCCTTAGTTTCCTCAGTCTTTTCTTCTGTGGATTCTACGGTTTCGTCTACATCAGGAACGAAATCATCTTTCTTATCTTCGGTCTTTTCTTCGGCTGGAGTTTCTGTTCCTTCAGTCTTTTCTTCGGCTTCTTCAACCTTTTCTTGGCCTTCGGCGCCAACCTTGAACACATCTTCGATGAATTCATGCATTGCCTTGGCAATTCCAGTCGCGTCCTGGAGGAGAACTTCGATACTTGCGATGTGGTCTTTGGTGACCGTCTTAGGCAACTTTGCGAGCACATCAGGAAGTGCTGTTATAATAGCGCCCTTCTCTTCATCGGTGAGTCCTTCTTTCTTCCCGAAAGTAACATCGGGAATCTCATCCTCATTGGATGTGACGGACATAAAATCATTTTCAGTGATGGGGGCCACATCACCTGCGTCCTCATCGGGGATAAAGTCGTTGCCGATGCTCTCGAACATAGACATAACAGTTGTCATGTGCTTCATTTGTTGAACCGCGGACTTTGGCTTTTTGGTATTATTAGTGGTCATTTTATCTAGCCCTCTCGCATTGTGCGAAGTTTCATTAAATCAGTTTATACTAACATCAATTTTCGTAATGTTATTGCGATAAACATCCAATATCTAGAATATGTTATAATTATGGCACTAAATTCGCACTACTCAAACCGATTAAAAAATGCGGTGGACACAATTTTCCAGGATGCTGCGAAAAAGTTCTATGATATTTTTACCTCCAATGATTTTTATGATATAGCTGATAAATCCAATGGATTGACTCCGGAACAGCGAGACCAAGTACCTACTGAGGAACAGAAACGATTTACTCAGTTTTCTAATGCTCTGTCACAGATGATGCAGCATATTCTAGGAAATCCGGATAATGGCTTATTGAGTGTCACTGTACAGACTATTATCGATCAACTCGATGCCCGGGCATCCATGACTGCTGGTTCCGTACAGACCCTAGGAACTGCATTGGCAGTAATTCCACCTACCGCTTCAGTCAAGGGTGGCATGGAAGCGACAGAGTCATCTATTGGGGGCATGATGGGAATCTCGCCTTATCATCCCGATATGATCCCGCCCTTATCAATTGGAATGCCGGCATTGCCCGCCCTTCCTGCCCTTTCTTTCAAATTCGGTTTCTTCCAACCAAATTATAATTTCCTATATGATCATGAACTGCACAAAAGTCATGTTATATATCAAAAATCAAACTTCTTATATATTGGTCCTGGCATAAAACTGACTGGCCAGTCAGAACAACTACTTAAAAAGGTATTTTCCGTGGCTGGCGCCGACACCAAGGGAAATCCTGTAGGTGATAATGTGGGTGGTATAACATCGGAAGATTTCCAAAAGATATTATCCGCTTCCAAAACATCTGACTTTAATTCCGCTATAAAGAACTCACCATCACTCACAGAAGTTCAGATGCGTAGTTGTTTTAACCGATATGTACAGGCAACTGTATGGGATGTATTAACAAATCCACATTCCTGGGCATATGGACATTGGGGAGCGATTGCTCATAATTCATGTCCCGAGCCGGTCAAAACAGCGGTTCTTAGTTTTATGTGGACTGAAGGGTTATCTTTAGTTCCAAAAAAGAATGACGTGGCTGCACTCGTATCATATCTGACAACGGTTGGAGTTATGTATCTTATAGGATATTCACATCCCTACAGATTAACTCCTATTGGGATTGATATGGATTCCAGTGGTTCTTTAATAGAGCAATCAAATAATTATGTCGATATTGCTGGATTCGCAACCGACAAGAAAATAGCAAATACATATTTTACCCTAGTCGCTGATATTATTTCCAGATATACATCTTTGGGGGTAGATCCTGGAGTTGGTAATAAAATGCGCGAGCGCCGCATGGCTGAAGCTCAGTTAATCTATTCATATGTCGGATTTCCGATGCCAGATACTAGAAAATCAGGTGATCCTATATCTTTATATGGAGCCGATCTTAATATATTAGGACCTCAATATCAGGAACAGGCATTAATCGCTCGTAAATTTGATGTGATTACTTCTCCCAATTTCAAGTTTTATCGATATGGAAATCAAAATCCGCCCGGAGGTCAAGGACCTGGCGGTTCATTGGGAAGTCCTGAGCAAGTGACTGCTAATATCTCGTTCTCAGCAAGCGCGAGAAAGGATGTAGTTCCTGATTCAATTCTTACATATCTAAAGTCCTTGATGGATCGCGCAGGGGTTAAATCGGCTACGATTACATCTACTGCGAGAACCCCTGAGGACCAGGCGCGAGCCATGTATAATAATTTATCAATGGTAGGAAATACCATACATTATGGAGCTGCCGGAACTGCTGTTGTTGATAGTTTTTATACCGCAACAAATTCTGGAAAATCGCCCCAACAAGTTCAGCAGGCAATGATCGATACTATTAAACAATCACCACCAGCTAGAATTTCTAGACATTGTGCTGATTTTAATGAGTTCATTGTTATTGATATCTCGCCTAAAAGTATATTCCCCGCAAATCGCGCTGGAATGCTTGAATCAGTATTAAGAACGGAAAAGGCGAAGGGTTCCTTTATAAATCAGGTATTATCCCCTGCTCAAGGAGATCCTGCATTACACGTTGAAATAAAACGTGCTGGATTTGAATACAAAACATATGCGAACGATGCATTGCCAGAAAATGAATTTACCATAAATTCACCTATATATAATACAAGATCGGCTTGGCGGGCTCCAATATCAAACGACTTGGTATATGCAGCAAATAATACAAACGGTTCACCAGGAATAAACTAGAGATATGGCATCAAATAAGAATAGAATAGATTCCGTGGTAATTCATTACATCTCTAAGAGGTTGTTGGATCCGATTGAGAATACATCCGCATACAAGCGTGGGTATGTTGATGATTTTGGTTCTTTAACCGAATCTGCTAATACTCCAGGATCACAGGATTCATTTACGGATCTTGATAGATTTCTGATATTTATAAGAAAGATGGTAGGTGAGGATAAATTAAAGAGAATGCTTGAAGAATATGCTTGGACTCGTAATCAAGACGAGCTGTCGCTTATGTCAAAATTTTCACAAGGCAGTTGTGATGATTTGAAAAGAAATGCTCCAGTATATGAGAAAATTGTTGGTAGTGTCGAGGGTAAGGATTTCCTACCGAAAGGCTACCAGGGCGATGGCTCTTATGTGCAGGAATCTGATATTCCATTTGACCAACGTCTCTCGAAAGCTCTTACTACGGTAACCTATTTATTGTATGCTTTGGGTAATAAGCGCGTGCCGGACGAACAAATTATTAATTCGGTAAAGAGCAGTGTTGAAAATACTTTTAAGGTTTCCGCATTCCCCGATCTTAAGGATATTCAAGCAGGCTCAGCTCGCGCTGGTTTAATGTCAAAGGATGGAATAACATCGGATGGTAAAAAGTTAGTTCTATCCATAGCTCGAATTGCAGATCCTATCCTATTTGAATCTAGTCATCCACATAATCAGACATCTACTTGGAGAAAGCTTGGATGTCTGTGAAAGTAGGTGATTTGAACTATAATGGAATGCCGGTTTTCGATGTAGGCGTTTCTGATTTCCTTATGTTTGGAGATGCCATCCATAACGATCGCCGCATTTTAAGCAAGAATATAGTCAGGGAAGATCTTAAGGATTTTTATAAAAGGTCCCGTGGTTCGCAATTCGGTATTAGATATGAGGGAATTATAATTCCCGTTAACAATATTAAGGAATAACATGAAAGACAATAAAGAATTAGATGGTATACTAGCTGCTCTTGGAATCGATGTCGATGAAGTTGGCACTAAACCAGATCCTAAGAAGAAAGCGGACAAGGATACTAAAGCGGAACCCAATTATAAGAAGATAATGGGATCTACTATTACGCAGATGACTAAGATGGCACATTCTACCAATCCTGATAGTGTTGCTGTTTTTATTAAGATAATGGGTGCCATGGTACATCATTTGAATAAGCTTCTCAAACATGAGATATACGAGAAGGAGTTCCGTTCTGCTGTCGAAAAAACACGCGAATATCTGGCAGATGCCGAAACAAAACTAGAGAACAAGGAAGATCCCGAAGATCCTCTGGATCCGAATATTGAAAAAAGTCTCGATGAACTAGTGGATGAATTCCAAAAAACTCCGGAACCGATCGAAGAAAAGGCCTGATTTTAATTTTCAGGATCAAGATAAACTAGGTTAAATATATAACCTAGGTCTTATCGATGTTAATAAAGAAGCCAAACAATTTTCGCGAAAGCACTGCCAGCAAAATGATGGGCCGCACCTTTGACTGGGGCCTCGCGAATCCAGTTGGTGATTTATTTGACCGTAACTTCCTACAAACCGAAAGAGAAACTGATATACGAGTAGCCAACAATGCGGTTGGTCAGAGCATGATCGAGCTGTCATATCCAAACGGATTCCAGCCTGATGGTGTTAGTTCTTTCTCTCCTGCATATGGAACCAATGTTGGCGGTGAAGTAGATTCTCGCCACATATTTGATCGAATCGCTGAAGGTCAGGTATCTGTTTTCTGGAAAAGAAATAAAGAACGATACATGAAGTATCATCGCGTTGCGGGGCGTGCTGAATGTTCAGAAGCACTTGACCAGATCGCTAACGAAGCAATATATCCAAATGATTCAAATGAAATTAATTATCTAGAAGTAGTTCCAGATGCTCCAGTGGGCGAATCGGTAAAGATTAAGCTGCAGAAAATATATAGACAGGAAATCATGAATCGAATTACCGATTTCGATAATTCGGGTTGGAAATTGATGCGCCGTCTATTGATTGAAGGTCGACTATTCCTAGAAATAGTGTTGGATCCTGATTCCAATAAAATTGACCGTCTCCGTCTGCTTCCTGGTCAGAACATGATGATTATTGTTCAGGATGGTATTATAATAGGCTATCGACAAATGCTCGAAGGTCAATATGACCGTAGAAAAAGCGCTGACGGTAAACCTTATATTGATTTTTCCGCCAATCAAATATTATATATCGATCTTGAAATGTGGGGTCCTGGTGGCATCAATGACCCACGTTCTCCTGTTGAAGAGGCAGTAAAGCCATTCAATACCTTAAATTCAATTGAAGATTCCGTTCTAATGTATCGAATCCAATGGGGTTCCGAAAAACTCGTATTTAAGATCGATACCGGTTCCATGCCTGCGCCTAAGGCCATGGCCCATCTTAAGAACCAAGCTAAATTGTTATCTCGTCAGGTGGGATATAATTCATCTACCGGTGAAGTTACTAACGCCGGTCGTGTTATTGGTCTATCCGAGCATTTCTTTTTACCCACTAGCCAGGCACAATCAGGTTCTAGCATCGACCGTATTAAATCAGGTGAAAATGTCAATAGCGTAGAAGATCTCAAATACTTTAAACGTAACTTGGTGAACTCTATGAAGGTGCCGCCAGGCCGTATAACAGCATTGGCTGGCGATGGTGAGAATTTTGGTAATGGTAAGATCGGTGAAGTTACCCAGGCCGAAGTTGCATTCTCGAGAATGGTGTTTCGTTATCAGGCGCCGATGGGAATGGCAATGCGTCGGTTGTTTGTCATGGTATTGAATACTCATCCGGAATTGGATGATTCGATCAAGAAGGAAGAATATTATAAGGTTCGTTGGACTAAGGCTAACAACTTCCAGAACTATATGGATTCTGAAATTCGCAATAATAATATTGCAATATTCAAATCGTACTGGGAATTTGTTCATACTAAGGAAAATCCAGACGGTCCTCTTTCAGTTAAGTATGCTACTGCAAAGGGACTCAAGTGGAGTCAGAGCGATGAATCACTGAACGCAATGTGGATTAAGGAAGAAAAAGAAGCCATGAAACTTGGGTTGAGTGGTGGAGGAGCCGGTGCTCCTACATCTTCACCGTCTGGAGGCTTGGATCTAGGAAGTTTAGGAATTCCCGGTTAATTATAAACTTCATAGATATAACGGGAACACATGGGCATTGATAATAAAAAGGTTCAGAAATTGATCGGCGGAATTATTTCCAAAGATCAATCTGCTGTGGACAAACTAATTCGGGAAATTACCGAATCGGTTCTTCGCCAGAAGCAGAATTTCATTATCGATGCTTATAGAAATACCGTAAAAGGAAACACAGATGTCTGAGATAATTAAACCCGTTATACTTCGCGAATCGTTCGATTCGGTGAAGCCATTATATGAAGCAGAAACTAACCTTAAAGGTGATAAGGTTAAGATGTTGAAGCTTTATGGAACTGCTATTGTATGCGATAAAACGGGTATAAATGGTCGTGCTTATCCAAGTACGATAATTTCTCGCGAATCGAAAAATTATACAAATAAATATATTCGTGGTGGGCGAAATGGTGCCGAACTCAATCACCCACGATTAACTGCTCAGGGTGAAGGTAAAGATTATTCGGTATTTGAAATCAACCTTGCTAAAGTTTGCTGCCTGATCGAATCACTCGAAATGAAAGGTAAGGAACTAAAATGTAAAATGCGAGTGGTCGAGCGCCATCCCGCCGGTCAGATGTTAGCCTCGTTATGTGAAGCTGGCTATCACCCAGGATATTCACTTCGTGGTGCTGGTTCAGTTATCGAGGTTAGAAAGAACTATTTTGAAGTAGCGGACGATTATCGTATGATTACTGTTGACGTTGTTGGAAATCCTAGCTTTGACGATGCTGCAATTACCGAAGTGGTATTTGAGGCGGTTCGCGGTGGTAAGATTCAACTGTTGACTGAAGCGGTCGATCTTGCTGCTCAGGAATTTATAGGATCGGTCGAGAAGAATTCTAAAATTCTCATTTCACGTGATGTATATAACCGCGTAGCTCTTGAATCATTTACTAGAACATTAGCTACACAAAAACTATTCGGATAAAAGGATATTTATGATAACTCTTGAAAGTGTATTGGATCCATCGGTAGCGAAGAAAATCCCCGCTAATGTAACGGCTGCTATAAATGAAGCCATTGGATCGGCAATTGCGTCCGAGACCGCTAGAATTGAGGCGGATATGTCAGACAGATTTACCTGTCTGGTTGAAGGCGTCGGTAAATCAATTGAAGATCGAATTGATGATGTAATCGTTGAAAGTGTTGGTACTCATATTAATGGTGATTTCAATAATACCATGGGTAAAATATTAACTGACATGATTAATTTGTTAGAAAATTCTGGTATAATGATTACTGAAAAGGCCAAGAACTTGCAGAAAGAGTTGCAGGTGGTGAATAAGAAGTTGGAAGAAGTAGTTAATGAGCGCGAGCAGATATTAGATAAGTTCTTGGATTCGGACAAGGAAAATTATATTTATTCCCGCATGCAGGGAATTAATCCAAAATTAGTGCAGAATTCAATTTTATACTTTAAAGATAAGAGCCTAGATGAAGTAAAGGCTGAACTTGAACATGGAAACTTTCTTGATAGGGATTTAAAAACAATAGTTCCATCCCTGTCCGATGATTCTTCTCTTTTATCTGATGGATTTGCTGATATAACTATTGAGCAAGTTGGTGATGTTCTTAAAGATATTCAATTGGATAGAACCGCAACTCCGGGGTTTACTCCTGATGGGAAGAATGCTTCTGTGTTTGAATCGCTCGGTCGCGGAACCAAGCGTACAACTGTTCCACATGGGACTTGTGACGTGACTCCGGCAAATCTTAAATCAATTACCGAGAGTGCGTTAGCACCTGAGGAAAGTGTAAATGATGATCTTGATGTGCAACATGTTATTGATCAAAATAACAGATTGCAAGGAATGGGTTACGGTGGATTCCACCGACGCAAGTGATTATGATCCGATAATATAGCCTCTTTTTAGGGGCTTTTTCATGTTCATTGTTTGTTTCTTAAAGTTTTTTGGATTTAAAAATAAAATCCACATAAACATGTTATCGAAATGCGGGAGTTCCGCACATGCAACTTATCGCATGAAATAACAGGAAAACAAACAATGAAAATAGCTCAATCCTCTTCTATCGCCCGTTGGGCTCCAGTTCTGGAAAGTGATATCGGTGCTCCGATTCGCAGCCAGGCTGAAGCTTCCATATTGGCTACCCTTCTGGAAAATCAGCTGAAGCTGAACAAGGGTGCTCTGCCGGAATCCGTGAACGTCACTCCTGACGTTCAAGTTTACCAGCAATATGCACTTCCCTTGATCCGTCGTCAGTTCCCAGAATTGCTCGCCATGAATACTGTGGCTGTCATTCCTACCACAACTCCTCAGGGCATCTACTTTGCTCTGCGTTATGTGTACGGCAGTGCTGCTCCTAAGACTGGTGCATTCCGTAACGGTCAGGCTCCCGAACTCGGTTTCGACCTGGTTGATTACTACACCGGTGTTGGTGCAAATGCTACCTGGTACAATGGTGTGAACAACACTAGCGATGGCTACAATGCTGCGTACAAGACCGCTGATGGCGAATATCTCTCCAATTACATGGAAGGTATGGGCATCAATGGTGGTCTCGGCTTGAATAACCCTGGCACCATCATGAAGGACGCGTCCATCAAGGTGATCCGTGGTACCGTTCTCGTTGGTACACGTGCTATCAAGTCTCATTACACCTTGGAACTCCAGCAAGACCTTGCTGCGACCCATGGCCAGGACATCGAAGCTCTCTTGCTCGAAGCCCTCCAGTTTGAGATCCAGCAAGAAATCGACCGTGAAATTTTGGCTGCAATGAAGTATGTTGCTACCAATCCTGCTCTCGGTGGCGAAGCTGTTCTCGTTGTGCCTATCGATGGTACAACTCCTCCATTCGACGGTCGCTGGTCTGCTGAACGTATTGCTTCTGCAATCGTCAACACCATGATCGCCGTAGCTAACAAGATCGCTTGGGTCAACCATCTCGGTCCTGCTAACTTCGCAATCTGCTCACCTGATGTGGTTGCCGCTATCAGCACGCTGAATAACGGTATCTATCAACCTCAATATCTCGGTACTGACGTTGTTATGGCACAGGCTGGCGGTATCGCTGAGTCCGGTACCATCATGGGTGGTCAAGTTAAGGTATACCGCGATATCTACGCAAGCGGAACCACTTATGCTCTTATGGGCTATAAGGGTCCTCGCCAAGGCGAATCCGGCATTATCTTTATGCCATACATCCCATACATCTTCACCAAGACCGCTGGTCAGGAAGATGGTTCTCCACGTCTGATCGTGAAGTCTCGTTATGCAGTCGTTGCTAACTTGCTAGGCGCTGGTCAGTTCTACCGCTTGATCAACTTCACCGGTATCAACAAGGTTCTGTACGGCTTCGATGTGTCCTCTAGCACATCTCCATGGCAGTATAGTGCTGGTACCTACGAGCCCGTGTCTCACGGTAACTTGGGTGGTGTTGGTGCTTCTCAGGGCGATACCAACGTCTAATCAACGCACAATGATTAAAGAAGAGGACTGGGCGAAAGCTCAGTCCTTTTTTTCATTTATTATTTGAAATATATTATTAGTTATGGCAAAGAAATCTGAATTTTCCGAATTTGACGAGGCACCTGCTAGATCAGCATATCAACCACCTCAGTATGTACCTCCTCCTGTATATAGGAATCCTAACCAACCGATAAATCCAGGAGTTACTTCGGTTGAGACTGACAGACTTCGTAATTATGAAGTCAACTCGTATGTTCCTAATAATCCCAATGCGTTTGTTGATAGTAAGTTTCAAAGAGCTGCCGCTGCTTCCGATGGTTATATGAGAGCGGACGTAGCATCTCAGCATGTTGCTGATATACATCGTATGGGTCCACATGATGTAAATTATAAAGCACTTGCGAGTGAAAATCTCAGTTCTCTGAATGAAGGAATCGATGCGATCCAAGAAGTTGCTGATATTGCGTTCGATGCGAATCAAACAAATAAATACCAGAAAAATAAAGTGTTAAATCATATTAACGAATGTATAAATCTATTTAAGAATATTGAATTGTATTTTCCTCAGATATATGCTAATTCAACCGCTGCGGCACAAATGAAAGTTGCTGCTAAGCCTATACATGTAGCATTGGAAAAATACCTAGTAAACATGGAAAAAATGTTTATTAACGCACAGAAAAATCGTGAATGATAAACTAAGCGTATAACGAGGATTATATGGCCGGCTTATCAAATACAAATATTGGCGTGGGTACAGTTGCTGGAAATTTTTCGACCGGTGATGAAGGTGATGGTCAATTCCACGCGTTCCGTAAACAACAAGTAGGTTGGGGAGATCGCATCGGCGATGTAAAATCCAAGAGCACTAAAGATTCTGTAAGTAAAGCTTACAAGAAACAGATGGCATTTAAAGATGCCGCTGAATATTTCAAGCTCGCAGGCTCTCCTGATCAATATGACATAAACCATATGGATTATGCTCTTGCTGGCAGAGTCGGTCCAAAGACTGATAAGAGCGGTGAAGACAAAACTCGGCAAGACGTTGGTAAATTGGATGATCTGAATGAAGTCGAAGTGTCTAGTTTGTTGGATGCGTTCAGTAAATTTAATAATGGTAAATATACTGTTTGTTCTACGGCGGCCGCCACTAGCGATAAATTTGCAAAACCAATTGTGAATAAAGATTATGATGGTCAAATTAATATCTGATTTATCAAAACAAAAATGCCCGGTCCAATCAGACCGGGTTTTTCTTTTTGTATTTAAACTTATTTATTTTGCAACACTCTGAAGTGAATTTATTGAATCCAACGATTTGATTAGATCGTTATATAGCAAGGGATCTAGGTTAAATTTGAAACTTCCACATCTGGTAGATAATTGATGTATTGACTCAATATCTCGAGCATTAAAAAAAGATTTAACTGGTTCTGTTTTCACTTTAATCCAACAAGTTTTTTGCTAACCTAAGTTTATAACATCACGAAAAATGGTAGATATGATTTTTTAATACATTTAAAATAAATGATCTGATAAACTACAGAAATGGGAACGAAAGTAAAAGGATCGTTGATTGCGGATAACTCAATTAACTATAATCATTTAGTTCCTAATTTTTTACAAGATATTGAATTAGTTTTATCTAGTAACAATTCGGCTCGTATAAGTGGCTTAGCTAATCCAATAAATGATAATGATGTAGCAAATAAAACATATGTAGATTCCGTTGTTGGGATTCAAGGTGCTACTGGCGTAACTGGTATTGGTTATACTGGTTTACAAGGATTTACTGGAATTTCTGGTGTTCATGGACATACTGGCATCCAAGGCCAAACTGGCCTTGGTGTACAAGGTGCTACAGGTGTTCAAGGCATCCAAGGCCAAACTGGCCTTGGATCACAAGGTGCTACAGGTGTTCAAGGCATCCAGGGCCAAAC